CCGTTAACTGTCGCTGTTGTACCTTCAACGATTAAACCACTCTTAATTTTAAAATCTTTATTTACTGTTGCCATTTTTTATATCTCCTTTTATTATGCCTTAAGTCCCATACGAGCAAATCGCACAGTGACTGGCTTGATCGCAGGGTCTGGAGTGACTGTAATAGCCACGGTATTTCCAGTGCGAGAGACATTAATGGTGCCAATATTCCCATCATTGTCGATTGTTCCATACTCGCTGACTGATACATTTGTACCGTCAACAAGAATTGTCATTTCAGTTGCGTAGAACTTGTTGTCACCTGCTGAAGTCTTTGATATTGAAATAATATACTTCACCATACGCCAAACTGTAGCATCAAAGTTATCAATAACAGTTACGTTCTCAATTCCGTTGATTGTATTTTCATTATTTCCTGATGAACCCAAGTCTGTTGACTGAGAAGACAGGGTGTCGATTAAATCTACATAATTTTCTTGAGTAGGTCTATCTCCTGTTTGGAATAGGCCCTTAACTGCTGGAATTGATATTTTAGCCATGTAGAGATTATATCATCCCTTTTAATAAGACTATTAGAGAATGTAGTTGCTATAGCCAATAACTTGAAGTGGAATTGCTGGAGTGTTACCCAAACCAATAGCCTGTATCTGAATTGCTGAAAACTTAACTCTAAAAGGAAGAACTTCTGTGATCAGTGTGTTTTTTGTAAAATCTTCTACCTGAATTAATGGGTAGTCAATAGGAAAAATTAGTTTTGTTTTTCCATTAAGTTCATCAAGTATTAGTGCTGTTGCCATTAATCTGTTACATCTTCAAGAATCTTTAGGCTACCCTGGGCAACCGTCCAAACTCTTGTAGGGTCTGACACTTGAATGTCAAAGATGTCTCCTGTTTGAAGTTGTGCTGACTGTGCTGCTGTAAGCCAAACCGTAAACTCTCCAACTAGGTCATCTTCGTCTGCAACTGGATATAAATTTAAAACTAATGTTGCATTGTCTGTAATAATTCCTTTGTCTTTTGCAAGAGTTGGTCTTTTAATCTTCATAGCAATATCCCATTCAGATCCAGCACCCTTTAAAATCAAAGGCTCTTTTGCATCATCAGTTACATAAACTTTAAATCCAGAAGTATCTCCACGCACGACAGTCCAAATAACTGTAGGTGGCGGGTTGCCAATGTTGTACAGTGATTGAGATCCTCTTAAAGTTGCCATTGTTAAATTATACCACTCTTAAGACAGTCCGTCTTTGAGTGCCCCCCATGTTCCGTTGCCTTTTGTTTGAACAATTATCATTCCACCGTTTGCCTTTAACCCAGAAACTCCAACTACTCCAATATATCTTGCTGGGCCTGAAGATGGACGAACTGAAACAAGGGCTCCGACATCATTTACATAAATTTTTGTTCCAGCAACACCTAGTTGGCTTGTGTTCATTTGTATAATTCCAGATACGACTACAATTCCATTTCCATCAGTAGGAGATGTTACGAGACCAGAAGAAGGTAATGTATCTGACTGCATTAAACCTAGTATTGGAACATCTGGATTATGAGTAGGGCTTGCTGGATTATATCTTAATACAGTTGGGACTGGCTTTCCTTGATAAGAAATGCTTCCTGAAATAAAAACTGGGGTTCCTGCTAAAATAGGAACAGTAGAACTTGCATTTCTTACAAGTGATGTAACACCTGTCATTCCCAAAGGTGGAAGAATATCATTTAAAGCATCAACCAATGTTTTAATATCCCCGTGTACATTAACGGGATCTGAAGCAAGCGGGTACTTCATATTAGGATAGTTAAGTGATTGTCCTGTAGCCATAATCTTTATTATACCACCCTCTGAAGTTGACTTTTGGTAAAATTTTGTGTTATACTAGGTAGTAACACCTACCAAGGTGTTATTGTTTTCTAAGGAGGAAACTATGATTAAATTTATCGAAAGAAACAAAGAGATCATTAGCACACTCAGTATCGTAGCATTAGTAACTGTTTTGTCGAACGGAGCCAATGCTGATTCAGGTCTTGATACTAAAAACAACTTGAGCATAGAACAGGCTCAGACAGTAGAACCCGCCTCGAAAGAGGTTTTTTTGGTTTCTAAGGCTAAAAAGTTAGAGAGTTTTGAGAATAAGGTTTCTCTGACTGATTTGGAACTAAAGGAACTGTTGTCTCTGGTTGGCTTCAAGGGCAAAGACCTTGTTGTTGCCTGGGCGGTAGCAAAGAAAGAATCTAATGGGCGACCATTAGCATTTAACGGAAACCACAAGACTGGTGACTCATCTTATGGTATGTTCCAAATTAACATGATAGACAACCTTGGTCCTGACCGTAGAACTAAGTTTGATCTTGAGTCAAATGCTGAACTATTCAATCCCGTCAAGAATGCAGAGATTGCATACTATATGACAAATGGTGGAGATGATTGGTCCTCATGGAAGGGCATCACTCCAAGAACCAAATACTGGATGGCTAAATTTCCTAAGTAATATCTCAAATTAGGACCCCTCTTAGGAGGGGTTCTTTTTTGTTTCCTGAAGTATCCAGTTGTAGGTTTTTTCAATTCCGTCTTTAAGAGACATTGAGTAATCCCAGCCTAGTTTTTCTCTTACCAAGTCATTATTAGAATTTCTTCCTCTAACTCCCAAAGGTCCAGGGATATGCATCTTGCTCAAAACCTTGCCCTCAATACTGCAAGCAATATCTACCAACTGGTTGATAGTAACCATTTCTTCAGATCCAATATTAACAGGACCAGTAAAGTCTGATTTCATAAGTCTTCTTGTTGCTTCTATGCATTCATCTATATATAGGAATGAACGGGTTTGTTCTCCATCCCCCCAAATTTCTATAAAGCCATCTGACTGTATAACTTTTCGACACATTGCTGCAGGAGCCTTTTCTTTTCCACCATCCCAAGTTCCTTCTGGTCCATAGATGTTGTGATATCTGGCAATCGCTACGGGAATTCTGTTGTTTTTATTAAAGGCTAAGAACATTCTTTCACTAAACAATTTTTCCCAGCCATACTCGCTGTCAGGATCGGCAGGGTATGCGTCAGACTCTTTTAATCCAGGATTATTAACATCCAACTGCTTATAGTCAGGATACATACAGGCAGAACTTGAATAAAATATTTTGGTTTTATTAATATCATATTTTGCGTTTAGTCTTGATTGTGCCCTAAGCAAGTTAAGGTTTATAAGTGCAGAGTTTTCCATAATCTGGGAATCGTGTTCTCCAGTAAATATATATCCAGCGCCACCCATATCTGCAGCAAATTGATAAATCTCATCAAAACTAGTAATTAACTTATATGGTATTTCGCTATAAAAGTTTCCTTGATATCCTTTAAACTGAATTGCCTTTTCAACATTTTCATAAACGGACAGATCTCTTTCAATGAACTCGTCTGCCTGTGTGTTAGAAAAATCAGGATGCTTTAGATCAACACCTCTAACCCAGTATCCTTCTGACTTAAGTCTATTAACCATGTGGCTACCGATAAAGCCACCTGCTCCAAGGACTAATGCTGTTTTCATACTATCTCACAATTCTCTCACTTAAAGTATATATCCCTATTTTAAAATATTTAGGATATTAGTTTTTCCCAAAACTCAGAAATATGCAACTGCTTATGTAGCCCAGGGTGTGGCCAGTGCGCTCCAGGCCCCTTTAGTCTTCCATAGTCATATGCAATTTTGTGGTAGTCATAGCCATAGTCAAATATTTCTGGGTACATGTCTTTCCATCCATGATGGCACCCTTGCCAATTTATCATCTCAAAATGCTTGGTAAGTTCAGGCACACTGTTTGCAACAAAACCAAGTTCAAAGTCTGCTGGAAACTCTTTCTTTGTTGTGTCTGAAACATAATGCCTAAAGTTGTCTTTTAAGAATTGTTCTTGTTCATCTGTCATTCCGTGTGACCAAGAAGACCAGTACAGTTTAATTCCGCTTGCCTCACAGAATGCTTCTAGCATTTTAATATGATCTAGATTTTGATAATAAACCCACTCATATGGCAAAATCTCTTCATAGTTCCAAGGTGCTGATGCTTTTGTTTTTTTTGCACTATGATTAATAAACCACTCCTGCATTCTTTCCCCGTCTGGGCTAACAAAATAAAATCTTTCAAAGTTTGCAAAATGAGCAATAACAATCTCTGGCTTATATTGATATTGATGAATCATTCCTAAAAAACTAGAAACCAACTTGTTTGCAGATGCTCCAGAATAAGATATATTTCCTATAGGGACCCCAATACGATTAGATAGAAGGTCGGTCCACCTAAGATGTTCTGGAAGTCCTTGGCCAAGCGTTATAGAGCAACCTAGGGCTACTATTGGTGGCTTTGTCGCAAACTCTATGGATCTTAGGTTATCGCTATTCCATTTATAATTGTATTCTGGTCTTGGTACTTCTGAATGCCCTGCCAATATTTCAGTAGTATGAGAATAATCCTTTTTTGGTTGTGTTTTATCAATACCCATATGAGGAATAACTCTAGGATTAAACATATCAAAAAGCATTAGTAAATAAACTTACCCTTTTTTATTTTTTTATACTTACGCCACATTTTAAACTTATAAAAAATTCTTTTTAACATTTTGATTCTGGCCATTCTCTCCACCACATTTTTCTGCCATTCTCTAAAGAAGATCCATTCCAAGAGTAACGAGTTGATGTTGTCTTTGGTGGGTTGTCAAAAAAGTCCCAAGTCTCAATTCCTTTTTGATTTCTATTTCTATGAATATAGGCAGTATATGTGCTTCCAGATGTTCCAACAAAGTTTGTAGCATTATGCATTACCAAGTTACATATAAGTCCAAAAACTACTTCATCCTGAAATGGCAAAGCCATAAATTCATCTCTAAAATTATGCACAATATATTCATCTAACAGTATAAACCTATGCTTATTATCTTGTACCATTTTATGTCCTGGCTCACAAGTTGATAAAACTACAGGAAGATTATTCTGTGCAAATTTATCTAGCCATGACTCAAACATTTCTTGTTTTGTTTCAAACATCTTTATGTGATCCGATAATCTTAAGTGCATTCCTTGAAATTCTCCGATAGAGTGATATATTTTGTTTGCTAAATCTACATACTCTTTTTTAAATCTGACTGAAGATATTGCTTTGTTTAGGCTATCACTTCTTTTATAAAAAAATCTTGAGTACCAGCCGAGAGTCAATTTTAAATGAAGTGTTTTATCTAGTGGAAGTCTTTTTCTTCCTTCTGCAAAAAGAAACTCATCTCCAGTTATTTCTGGTTGATTACTATAATAAAAATTATTCATAATATCATCAATAACTAGTTCTTCTTGTTCAAAGTGATCTATTTTTTCATCAATTATAATTATGTTTTGATCAAAATCCATAAGGTCTAGCAAGTGAGGAAATTGGTTATCGTTTGTAAAACCTTTTCTTTGTTCATTATAAAACCTGCTTGGACTAAAAATTGGAATTGTATCAGTAAAATAAAGTTTTGGGTCTGCTGTATATCTTCCATAGTGCATAATGACTGGAACATTTAGTTCATGAGATAACCCTGCTGCCAACTCAAGGCTCATTACCTGATTTATTAAACCTGTAGGATTATATAACTGAAAGAATAATTTATTCATTTACATAGTTTCTTTTATTGTTTCTTTGCCTTCAACTGGTTTACGAATATCAGTATATAGATATTGTGGACCATGCTTAAAGAACCAATGATCTGGCTCTGTATAAAAAAAGAATGCATTAGCAACTAGATTGTGTTCTGGATCTGGAAATTCTTCCCTCCAATGTAACTGATCATTACCATAAGAAATAACTGCATCATTTTCTTCTGCCTGAAATTTTTCACCTTCTACATAAAAGTCCCAAGGTGTTTTATGAAAAATTGTATAGTTTATATGGTATGTGCAAGCGTTATCATCTACATGCTTCCATAATTTTGCTTCTTTTCCCTCATAAATACTTAATAGGCACCAAGATGGCACAAGAGTTTCTGATTCAAACTCTTCTCTTGCTAATGGTAAAAGCATTTCGTGAAATCTTCTTAATGGCTCAATTGCAGGACCGTGAGTATTATCCCAAATC